GAAACCAGTAAGACATCTCGTACATCTCCCTCAGTTCGCTTTCCATACATAAATTCCTTAGCACATGCTTCATTAATACGATTCAAGACTTCTTCCGTGAAGTATTTTTCTGGGTTTTCTGCGATCGCTTTTCCAAACGCCTTTGTTCCATCTGGTAGCTCATATCTTGTAGATACCTTCTTAATGATACTATACTTCTCAGCAATGTCAAGAAGCCCATAATACCGATCAAGACCGCTGTGGTAGTCCAAGAGAGTTTGTGCTTTTTTGTTTTCGATTGTGAGTCTTGATTTTTGTAGGGTTGCTGTGATGATGTTTCCTGTGACATCTGTTCCATCCTTTTCTTTCTTCTTGCTTAGGAAAACGATGGTCGATGCCGCATACTTCAAACCTTCACCACCACCCATCTCTCTTGTCGGAACGTATGCACCGACGATGTTGTATGTATGATTTGTGATAAGAAGAGCAACCTTAGCGCGACCAAGTTTCAGAGTCAACACTCTGAACGCACCACGAATCAGCTGTGCTCTTGTCATATCACGCTTATCTGAACCTTCAGCGATGTCAGTCACTTCTTTTTCAGTCGACAACATACCAAGAGAATCGAGAACCATAAACAATGGCTTTCGTTCTGCTTCTGGTGTTTCGAGATAACGATCGAGAATCTTAACAGCTTGTGTTCTAAATTCTTGAATCGTTACGACTGGAATCATAAAGAATCGACTCGTATCGATTCCTCGAGATTCAATCATTTCACTGGTTACTGCAGATTCAGATTCAAAGTAAAACACTGCACCTTCTGGATTATCATTCAGATATTCTTTTACGATATTCAGTGCGAAAAATGTTTTACCAGTGCTACTCTCGCCAGCCAATGCAGTTACTTTGTTTGATGGCAACCCACCATAGATGCTACCAGAAAGCAATGCATTTAGAGAGTAAGAACCAGTGCTAATAAACTTTTCAACATCAGCATCGACGCCTTCAGATACTCTTGATGCAAATTTATTTCCTGACTCTTTAATTAAATCGTCAAATAATGATCCCATATTTACTCCTCATCCAAACAAGAACTCAAGTGTGCTCTTTTTCTCGACTGACCAATTTATTGCATCCATTACAATTTTGAGAGGATCAAGAAAGGTTTTGTCAAATTGAGTATTATAGTCTATGTACTTCTCCAAATCAAATTCTTTTGGTAGAATATTAGGAAATGATATCACAGTACACTGAAAAGGATTTGGTTCTTTCATGTAGGTGAACTTAATCTTATCACCATCATTAATGACCTCATACTTCTTCTGTAGATTATACGCCACCAATTTAGCATTGTATAACAGAGAACCTTTTACATGTATTGGTGTTCCCTTTCTGTAGACTTCAAGTTTATCTTCGTATTTTTTCAGATCATTAATACTTCTGGGAAACGCAACATCTTCTGGCGGGAGATTCTTAAACTCCTTACGAAACTTCTCAATGAATGTAATCATTTCAGATTCATCACCAGCGATCATGATCTTGAATGCTTCTTTAATCTTCTCACGACATACCATTGGCGTTGAGGATTTAATTGCTTCCAATCCCATAATCTTCAGCTGTGGTTCTTTGTAACGAACACCTTCATTATCATATACGTTGATCAGATATCTTTTCTTCGCAGTCCAGATTGCTTTGTCAGCCAACGCTTCACGCTTCATGATCATCTTCTGCGCATATGCATTTACATACGTTGCCAATTCTTGATATGACTTATCAATGTATGGTTGCAGGTTTTGATCGCAAAACTTATCCATCATGTTGATAATCTTTTCCTTTGATTCGTTGGGAACTATCTTACGAATCATAGGACCAAGGTTCAGATAGATTGAATCTGTATCAGAAGCAATAACATAATCAGCATTTGTTTTCAATGCTTTGTTCAGATGCTGATTGAGCTTCTCTTCAATCCACTTAATCGCTAACTGGCCAGACAACGTGATCGCTTCAGCAATTCGAATATCAAAGAAGCGGAAGTAATTGTTACCAATCGCACCATAAGCTGAGTTTAGAGTTACCTTTTTCGCCAACTGAATATTGTTGAACTTCGATATTTGATTCTCTAACTCTTTTCTTTTGGCTGGATCGGTTTCTGTTTGCAGAAGTTTCTTCCCCTCGATTGCTTTTCTCTTATACATCGCCCGATCTTCATACATGGTTTCCATCAGTTCAGATAGGAAGCCTTGCCTTTGAATCGAGAACAATTGATTATTCGGTGTTATTGTTAGGTTCTTCTCTTTCAACACAGTCGTATCGATCTTTCCTTTCAACAACGAATCAATGTTAATTCCTTGTTTCATGAATTGATGAATGTCATTGTCATACTCAGAATAATCAATCAACGTCTCAGGCGAGAGATTATACATCATGATCAAATGAGGATACAGAGAATTCAAGTCGAAACTTGCAACCCAATCATGCATTCCAACAATCGGATCTTTAACATACGCACCAGCATATTGTTGATCTTTTTGATTCTTGTTCTTCGGCGGAATTACAACTTTCTTCTTCTTCAATGCATTATAGATGATGACGTCCCACATGCGAACCTGCGAGAATACATCTTCATAATTCACTTTGGCATCATATGCCAACGTCAATGCCAATTCAATGAGTCGAAGTTTCTCTTCAAGTTTACCAACAAGCTCAACGTCTTTGATGTTATACTCGATGAACTTCTGATAGTCCAGTCGATACATCTGATGTAGATTAGCATACTCAGAGTAATCTAGTTTTCGCTCGCCAAGTTCAACAGAACAGATATGATCTAACTTGTATGATTCTTGGTTGGGATTAGCAGAATACTTTCGATACAGTTCATAATAATCAAGATCTGAAATACCTAGAAGTTCAAAGCATGTTTCTTTCTTGTTCTTGAACGTGACATCATACGCATTGATCTTTCCCCAAGGAGAAAGCGCAGTTGCTTGTTTCGAATCAGACCCAAACAGACGATGAATGCGGTTTACAAGATATGGAATATCAAAGAACTTTGTATTCCAACCAGTGACAACATCAGGATAGTCAATAGACCATCGATGAAGAAACTCATCAATCAATTCATATTCATCAGAACACTTGATGTATTCGACGTTCTCGAATTTGTTATCAAAGTCACCGCATCCGAAAACATACATCTTATCATCAAGAAGAACCGAGATAGCAGTGATCGCCTCATTCGCCAGAGATGGTTGGGGAAATCCGTTTTCAGAACCAACCTCGATATCAAGATAAGCGATGCGAACATTATCTATACTCCAATCAATATCTTCAGGAAAGTAATCTGATATGAATGCATAATCATACCGAGTCATTCCGTAGATCTTAAAATTCTCAACATTTTCGTATTGTTTAACGAAGTCTCTGGTATCATAAATACTAGAGAACTTCATCTCTTGAACTTGATAACCTTCCAACGTTCTCCAGGTAGAATCACCCGTTCCATTGACCCACAGTCTGGGTTTGTATCGAATCTTTTGTTTGATTCGCTTACCATCCTTTACACCACGGAAAAGGATGTTATCGCCAATCAATCCTACGTTCGTGTAGAACATGCTCATACAATAATATTTTTCGATGGGGTGATAATCTTAGAGAACATTGACTGGTACGCAGCCTTCAGATCTTTGACTGGTTCTCCAGAAGAAATAATGCTGGATTCTTTTACCTTTACTGGCGCTTCGATGGTTGAGAGCCAAGGAAGGAACCCAGTCGAGATCTTACCATCTTGAGTTGGCTGCATTACAATAGCAAGCGCATCATCAAGCTCATAGAACTCATTCGTTTGATTTACAACATCAGCAATCACTTCTTCACCAGTGATGAATTTCAATACCATAATCTTAGACATATTATACTCCTTTTAAGTTTCTCGTCAAACTTTATTGCTATTCTTCCTGCCCAGTTTCCGCTGTTCTTTTGGTTTTACTATAGAATGCATTCTCATGCGCGCGAGCACACATACGAAGAAGCTCTCTAGGATTCTCGATTGGATCGTAAATTTGACGCAGAGAAGACTGGATCTTCGTTGATTTTGGAAGATTAATTCTAAGTCTTTGCTTTTGTTCTTTCATAATAACTCCTATTTTTGCAGTTCAGTTTCGCAATGATTCCAAAACAATTCAGTATGCTGCCCCTCTCTAATTTGAAAATTGTGATAGAAAAAATCACCATAACCATCACACTCATAGGTTGTTCCAATGCCATAATTTGGCAGCCCATGTTCTAATGTCCAAAATGGACGTTGATCTTTTTCCCACTGATATCTGTATGGTGGTCTATCAAATCTCGCTGGTAGAAAATATTCTATCTTAATTCCACCAACTCTCTCGGCTTCCCAAGTGTATTCTTCCATTACATCCGATCTTGCAGTTTCAACGGCAGAAGGCGCTCCGATTTTTCTGAAAGTTTCTCTTGAAATAGCCATCGCTGATGGCGCAACAAACAAATGATTATCATTATCAATATGACCAGATCTTTGAATGTTACCGATAATTATACCTTGTTCTGCCTTATCAATCAAATAATCTATAGCTTCTTCGTGTAAAGGAATGGCATCGATATCAATAAACACAACAACATCGTAATCGATTTTCAAATTATCTGGAACAGCGACCTCATCCATTCCTTGGGTATTGACGCCATTCATTTTCCAAAAGAAATCAATAAAGTGTCCATGACGCATTTGCCCTTTCATGCAATAATGAGGAACATTTGATTTATTATATTTCCTTACCACTTCATTTTGAAGTTTGACAGTTTTTTCTTCTATATTTCCCATATAGTATGAAGCAATACATGCTCTCATTATAAACTCTCCAATCTGTTTATTTGCTGGGACAAATCAATTGTAAGTTGATCATAAAATCTTTTATGCGCTAAAAGTTTTTCTCTATTAACTCTATGGTGTATACCTCTTTCAGCTCCATGATCATGGGTTGTTAGTCTTCTTTGAATGTTCATTTTCCTTTGTAAGAAAGTTTCATTGTATGGAGATAGATTCATATGGCAGATGGCAAGTTTATCAGTGACTTTATTCATATCCCAAAAATGCCTACCAACAGAATATATGGATGATGTCAAA